AGTACCTGTTGTAATTTGGGTATTAGTTTCTAGTGTTGTAGGTGAGCCTCCTACAGCTACGAATTGGATGGAACTGGCACTAGGAAATGTGTATTTAGTTGTCGCTAAGGTTGCACCATTTAGGGAGACCTTAATATCTTCAGTTTTTAAATAAGGAAAAGAAAAACTATAAGTTTTAGTTGCTCCATTCCCTGTATAATCTTTGGTTGTAGTTGCCATCAGTTCATTGTTTAGTATTTAATGCAAGCTAAAAGAGCTACATTTCTTGGTCTTGTTTCTGTTCCCCCACCTACTTGGTTTTGTACTGCTATATTATGTGTATGTGCACTATTAGTTGTATTTATAGTTACATTGTGTTTGTGGTAATAGGCGTCTATTTGTTCATGACCATCACCGATAACTGAATTTGTATTATAGTTACCACCAGCTAATTTTGCAGTACCACTATCGTTATCATAATTAGGAGAATACAGCTGTGCATCATGATCATGGCTATCTTCTGATTCTGTAACAGTATGAGTATGAGCACCGTCTGTACCAGTAGTAGCTACATGATTATGGCTTTCTGTAAGATGAGTTTGAGCTGTTCTAATACCTCTATTTTGATCTATATTTCTACCATCATCTAAAGCTCTAATAAATTCACCACGTAAATCAGGTATATTCCCACCTACTACAGCATATAATACAGCAAAGTTTGAACTAACTCCTTGTACTGTACCACTACCATTAGGTATACTATCTCCATTACATTTTAAATAACCTGTAGGAGCTGTAGAACCAGCATACCATATAACTGTTCCTGCTGGTGTAAAACCATATCCTGCTTGTGTTGTCTGGTTAATCTTAGTAGGATCTACAGCATCATTAGCTATCTGTGAAGTACCAACTGCATTGTCTGCTAATTTATCAATAGTCACAGCATCGTTAGCTATTTTAGCAGTTGTGACAGCCGTAGCTGCTAGTTGTGCAGTTGATATTGCTAGACTTGCTAGCTTACCTCCAGTTATACTTCCATCAATTAACTCATTATTTCCAACACTATTGTCAGCCATGTTAGCTTGTTCAATAGTATTGTTCTGAATGACCCAATCAGATGAACTGTTAATCTGTATATCTCCTTTATCTCCTAAAGAGAAAGCTACAGAGTTATCCTCTTTTAATGTGCCGAATTCCTGTGCAGCATAGAGTAACTGAGTATTGTTTGTATTTAAATCCGTAGACCTAATAGAACTACCAGCTGCATATGTAGAATTAATAGCATCTATATCAGTATCTCTAAAGATACGAATTGTTGCATTATCAGCAGGAGCCGTATTAAAATTAATAACGGTGTTAGCTCCTGATTGAACGATTGTATAGTCAGTGTTTAGAGATTTTGTAACTCCTGCTAATTGAACCCTTAAATCAGTTGTACTCATAAAAGGGAAGGTAACAGAGAAGTCTCTATTACCTGTTGTTGTTTGAGTATGAGTAACCTCCGTTATGTAAGCCATTATTTAGCAATGTTTAGTGTTTTGTTTAATCCAGCGTCATCATATACTTGATTTAAGTCTCCAGTTTGTTGGTTATAATCAGCGTTTTGCTTATCATATTCACGCTGTCTAATTAGAGATCTCATTGGTTCATCTAAATTATTCTCAGCTAAACGTTTAGCTTTATCATAAGCTGCATTTAAACGTTGGAAAATACGAGCATACTTACCACTATCTAATATTTCAGAACTAATTAAACCTCTTCTCTGTGCTTGGATGATATTTTTAAAACCTTTATAAGTAGTACCATCGGGACCAGTATAAGTAAGTCTATTAGCATCTTGCATTATCTCTTTAATCTGTTCTTTATAATACCCTTGTTCACCCATTTTAGTATTAATAGCTGTAATCTCATGGTTTTTTAAAGGTACACCACGTTGACTTACTCTCATATTAGGTGAACTATTAAACTCAATATCAATTAAGAACTGTCTTTCTTTAGAAGGTGTAGAAGTTACTTTTATTGGTCCTCTATTAAATACTCTTAAGAACCAATTATCTTCTTTACCTATTTCTTTACCATCTATAGGATCTACTACAGAAGGTAAGGCACGTTCAGGATCAAAAGCATCTAACCAAGCATTTCTATTTCTCAAATGATCATTAAGTTCAGAGCGTATTTGACGTAGTTGAGGGTATAATAATCTACCTAATTCATTTCTTAAACTACCTAAAGGTGCAAAGTTATTACCAAATGAAGTAGCCCATCTAGAAGCTGCAGCACCATTACCTTGTAAGACATCAAACATAGGTTCTAATTGTGATAGAACTGATCTATTAGTAACAGCTGAGCCTAATACAAATGTTAATTTATTAAATAAATCTTCTTGTACACCAGATGATAAACTATCAAAATTATCAACAACATCAACTGTTAAAGATAACCAGTCACCTATCGGACCCATCCATTCATAACTGACTTGTTTACTAGTACCAGGTGCTTTACATGATTTAGGTTTCCATCCACTTCTAATACGTTGTTTCTGTATAGATTTATTATAATGACCTGTACCTGTACATCTATCATTAACCATAGCCATACCAGCCATAGTAACAGCTAAACTTCCTATAGCAGCTTTACCTTTAACTTCATATCTAAGAGTTTCAAAAGTATCCATAGCAAACTCATCAATCGGTTTGCCTTTACTTTTTAGGATTTCAATGATTTCATCTTGTGAGAAATCTTTAGTCCGTTTCATTCCTAATGGACCCCACATCTTCTGATAATCAGAGGAAAGTACACCTGCAGGACTCCATTTACCAAATGTATCTATAACATTAGCAGTGGTCTTAGGGAACCATATAAAGGATCTAGCAGCAGGGAATCGTTTAATGAATTCATTCATCCCTTCTGTAATAGGTGAGTTAGCATTAAGTGCTATTTCACTTGTTGAGTAATCTACAGCATCATTTTTAATCATCCCATTAGCATCTATAAATGTATCATAGATTTCATCAGATGCTTTTTTAAAACTTGCTTCAGTTATCTCTTCACCTGATTGAGCTAATTTATTAAATGCACGGTACTTAGCTTCTGTACTAGCAACTACTGATTTAGAGAATCCGTCAAGTGCTGACATAGCATTACCACCAAACCTGAGAACAGGGTCTCTAGCTAAAGCATCAAGATCATCATAAACACTTAGCATCATTAGACCACCATCTTCACCATTTTCAGAAGCAGCTAATGCCCAAGATCTAAGAGTATCTAAACCTCTAGCTTCTTGAAGAGCAATATCATCACGCATTATATAATTAACTTCTTTAGGATTAGTAGAAGCTTTTCTAAATACTAATCTTAAATGATCTGTAGCTTTTTGTAAGGTATCATCTAATGCGAAATGAGCTACCATAGCTTTCTTAGCTTTAGCAACATCACCTTGTAATACAGCTCCAGTAACAGTAGCCATACCTTTACCTAATAAACCAGTTAAGTTACCTACACCAGCATTTAGAGGTGTTGACATAGCTGATAGTGCAGAGTTAAATAAATTACTCCACATAGCTTTGTTAATTATAGAAGGTACATTAGGATTACTATCATATATAGCTTTTTTAAAGGTTGCTAGATTATCTCCTGCCCAATTATGTAGTTTCCATAATTTATCTACTTCACCATCAGTGAATTCATTAGCTAATAGTAATGGTCTAAGGAACCCAGGGTTTTCTCTAGCTACAGTCTTTAGTGTTTGAGACCATTCTTTTGCTTTAGGTATAATCTCTGTTAATTTAGAATTAGAACCTTGTAATATTGTATCAGCAGTAGCATTAATAATTTCTTTATCGCCTGTTTCAACAGCATCTTTCCAATTTCTCATATTAGAAAGCATAGTTCCAGCTTCAAAATTAGCTAACCCTTTCTCTACTGTTAGAACTTCTAGACGATCAGCCATGGCATCTACAGTTCTAAGAACCGAGATATTATCTTCCATCAATCTAGCACCTTCTGAGAAGTCTGCTACTTGACCAGCTTCTGAAGTCAATAGATACGCTCTGGCTTTTTGTACATCTAGATCTGCTAGTTGTGTTTTTAAAGCTTTAACAGCTGCATTAATACCTTTCTTACCTGTAAGTCTAATTGCTGATCCATCTATAGATCTTTTAAACTCATCTAAAATACCTATAATTTCATCAGTAGAAACTCTAGGATCTAATATTGTAGCTGCTAATTTCTTACCTGCAGCATCTATCATCTTAGCTGAAATTGTTTTATTGTTTCTCAGTCTCTTACCAACAGGTCCAGCTTTTTTTATTTGATCAGAAAGTTCAGATACAAGTGTTCTATTAGATAGATTTTCTAATTCAATACCTTCCATTCTTGTTGCTTCATGTACAAGA